AGAGAACGACGTTCAGGATAATTTTTGTGTCCGCAGAAAATGAGTTTTGGGTCAAAACGGCTTGTTTGGCGAAGTCGTTTGACGACACTTTATGCGCGTAAATGGATTGTGGGGGCTGCCGAGGGCGTCTGTGAAGGGCTGATATATGGGGCGATTACGCAAATCTACCGAAGAGTTGGATCGGAAGGGGGCGTTCGACAAGGATCCTGCGCGTGGACGTGCTCGCGCTGAAGAGCCTGTCCCGACTGCGGCTCTTGGCGATCCTCCGCGCGACTTCTGTAATCCGAAGTCTCCCACGTCCCTGGAGTACCGGGAGATATGGGACAACCTTCTGGTCGAGGCGAAGGAAGTACGGCTTACGAGTGCCGATCGCACGCATTTTGAGATGACGTGCCGGCTGATTTACCGCTGCAAGCGTAACGGGGCAAAGACTGGTGACTTCGCGCAACTCAACAAGTACCTCGGGCAGCTCGGGCTCAACCCGGCCGACCGTTCGAAAGTCCAAGGCGTCGGTCGTAAAAGCGCCGAGGGGGAAGAAGAAGACTGGAACGACTTCGCGGCCAATGCCTCCGGAGTTCGAGTACAGTAGCCCGTTCGTCGAGAAGGCCATGGCCTACGCTCGCGGCGTGGTCGATGGAAGCATCCTTGCTTGCCTCTATGTGCGGCAGGCCTGCCAGCGTCACCTGGACGATCTGCGCAGGGCAGACGACCCGCACTTCCCTTATCGCTTCGATGAGGCGCGAGCGCATCGGGTGTGCTGGTGTATCAGCAAGCTGCCTCACGTTTCCGGTAAGTGGGCACGCCGGGTTCGCGGCCTGGTGAACCTGATCGTGCTGGAGCCGTGGCAGTGCTTCATCCTGTGCGTGATCTTTGGATGGGTGAAGAAGTCAACCGGCATGAGGCGGTTCCGTAACGCCTACATTGAAATGCCGCGAAAGAACGCGAAGTCTACGACCGCGGCGGGTGTCGGCAATTACATGTTTGCCGCCGACGGGGAGAATGACGCCCAGGTGTTCTCAGGCGCGACGAAAGAAAAGCAGGCCATGGAGGTATTCCGGCCGGCGCGGCTGATGGCGATGCGTACAGCCGGATTTATCAAAGCTTTCGATATCGAGGTCAATAAGAAGAGCCTGACCCGCTCCGATGGCAGCCGCTTCGAGCCTCTGGTGAAGAACCCGGGCGACGGATCCTCGCCGTCCTGCGCGATCGTCGACGAGTACCACGAGCATGACACTTCTACTCTCCACGATGCGATGGAGAGCGGCATGGGAGCGCGTGAGCAGCCCCTGATGTTCGTCATTACAACGGCGGGATTCAATGTCGGCGGTCCCTGCTATCTGTTGCGCAGTGACGTTATCAAGGTTCTGGCCGGCACGGTGCAGAACGAGGAGCAGTTTGGCATCATCTACACCCTCGATGAGGGCGACGACTGGAAGACGGAGGAAGCGGCCCGCAAGGCAAACCCGAACTATGGAGTGTCGGTATCGCCGGACTTTCTCCATGCCCGTCAGCAAGAGGCGATCAATTTTGCGCACAAGCAAAACACGATCCTCACCAAGCACTTCGGCATCTGGACCAACGCCGCGACGGCGTGGATGAATATGGAGAAGTGGAAGGCCTGTGCGGATAAAAAGCTGCGCATCGAGGACTTCCGCGGCGATCCCTGCTGGCATGGTTCAGACCTTGCGGCCAAGATCGACCTGGCCAGCCGGACATTGATCTTCAAGCGCCGCGAAGATGACGGGCTGGACCACTATTACGTCTTCGGCTATCACTATGCGCCGAAGATGACGATCAACGACAGCGAGCATCACCACTATGAGCAGTGGGTCGCGGATAAGGCGCTCATTGCTGTCGAGGGTGCGGAGATCCGGCTCTCGCAGATCCAGCGCGACATCGAGCGCGACGCGGAGCTGTACGACATGCAATGCATCGCCTTCGATCCCTGGTCGGCGTTGCAGATGCAGCAGGAGCTGAGTGCCAAGTATGGCGAAGATGTTGTTCTCACGATTCCGCAGACGACGCAGTTTCTTTCCGATCCGATGAAGGAGCTGCAAGCGGCAGTTTATGCCGGGCGCCTGCATCACAATGGCGATCCGGTTCTCACCTGGGCGATGAGTAACGTCGAAGTGCGCGAGGGCCACAACGAAAGCCTGTTTCCGCGAAAAGGGCCAGACGAAAAGCTCAAGATTGATCCCGTGGCGGCATTGATTACCGCGATGAACCGGGCGTACACCGCCCCAGCGCGAAAGAAGAAAAGCTCCTTCAAACCGTTTGTCATATAGGTCAGCCGATTATGGGATTGCGCAGTGCGGTATCAAAATTCGTGACGGAGATGCGCGGCGGCAATTCTCTGAATAATCCGGCTGTGCCGCTCAATGCGGCGGGATTTCTCGCCTGGATGGGCGGGGAGCCGACGGCGTCGGGCGAGCAGGTAAATCTGAACACCGCGCTGCAGCAGATCACCGTGCAGTCGTGTCTGCGGATTCTTGGCGAGGGCGTTGCTTCCCTTCCCTTGCAGGTGCTGGAGCGTGTCAATAAGGGCAAGAGCGTCGCGGACGATCATCCCATCGCCTACCTGTTGCAGTACGAACCGAACGAGGAGATGACGGCGTTCACGTTCTGGGAGTCGATGGTTATCTCCATGGCCGCGAAGGGCAATGGCTATGCTGAGATTCAGCGGACCAGAGGCGGCGATCCGGTTGCTTTGTGGCCTCTGCACCCGTCGCTGACGGAGCCCAAGCGTGATTCTGTTGGCAATCTCATCTACGAGACGACCGACGGGGAGAAGGATGGCAACAAGCGCATCATCCAGTCGGTAAACATGCTGCATGTGCCGCTGTTTTCGTTCGATGGGGTGAAGGGTTATTCGCCGATCGACCTGGCGCGGCAAGGTATTGGGCTGGCGCGGGCGTCGGAGAAGTATGGTGCTCGTTTCTTCGGCAATGGCGGACGGCCTGGCGGCGTGCTCAGCTCTGACTCCGATGTGAGCGAAGAGGACATGAAGGCTGCCCGCGAATCGTGGGAACGGACGCAGGGTGGCGAGAATCAGGGGCGTACCGCGGTGCTTCCGGGCCAGTGGAAGTATGAAAAGCTCGGCGCGACTCCCGAAGAGTGCCAGTTTCTGGCAACGCGGCAGTTTCAGAGGGCGGAAATCGCCGCTTTGTTCAGGATTCCGCCGCATATGGTGGGCGATACGACCCGACTTTCGGGGGCAAATCACGAGAATATGAGCCTCCAGCTGGTCACGGATACCTTTCGTCCTTACCTCTGCCGCATCGAAAGCGAGGTCGTGCGGAAGCTTTTGCCGTCGAAAAGTGGGAAGTTGGGCCAGTTTTTCGTTAGTTTCGACGTGAGCGAGCGGCTGCGAGGTGACTTCGAGACCACGCAGAAGGGTTATGCGACCGGGCGGCAGTGGGGCTGGTACAACGGCAACGAAATTCGCTCCAAGCTGGGCGAAAACCCCGGTGGCCCTGAGTTGGACGTCTACTACGCGCCGGTGAACATGCAGGATGCGAAGCGCCTGCTCGATACGGAGTCCTTGCAGGATCAGCCGATCGCCGGCGCCGATCCGGTTGATCCGAATGCGAAGCCGGGTGTGGATCCTGCGCTGCCGACCCCGGGTGAGCGCGGAATGCTCGGCCAATATCGTGCAGCTTTCATTCTTCAGTTTCGCGAGGCGGTCGATTCCGCTCTCAAGCTGGAGAAGATCGACGCTGCGGCAGTAGCTGCTGTATTCCGGGCTTCGCTCGAAGCGTTGGCAAAGCGTGCGCTGGAGTATCACGGCGCATTGCCGGACGAGATCGACGCGCAGTTCGGTGGAGTTGTGGCCGATCAGCTAAAGGCGATGGCGAAACGCTCGACGAAGTGGGTTGGAGTTGCCGCCGACGAGCTGGCGCGCACCGAGTTTTTGAAGGTTGTCCGGTCGATCCACATCAACGCAAGCCGCGAACTGGCGGCGGGCAAGGCAATCAAGCAACTGGCAGGTCCCGAGGACTCCAACGATGAAGAATAAGCTGGAACGGCGCTATCTCGCGCAGGAATTTCGCGTCTCCGATAATGGCGCACCGATTATCGAGGGCTATGCGGCCAAGTTCGGCGTGCGCAGCGACGATATGGGCGGCTGGGTGGAAGTGATCGCCCCGGATGCCTTCGATGCGTCGCTGGCGAGTAACCCGGATGTGCGGGCGCTCTTCAACCATGACGCGAATCTGGTGCTGGGCCGCACGGCGAGCGGCACGCTGCAGCTCAAGAAAGATGCGACCGGACTCTTCTACACGATCAACCCTCCGGATACGCAGGTTGCACGCGACCTGATCACTTCCATGCGGCGCGGCGACGTGAATCAGTCGTCGTTCGCGTTCATCGCCGAGGATACGTCGTGGGGATACGACGAAGTGACCGGGATGGATATCCGGACAATCAAGCAGGCCAGCCTGTGGGATGTTTCGCCGGTGACGTATCCGGCTTATTCGGCGGCGACGTCGGGCGTGCGCTCGATGCCGACGGATATGCCCGCCGAGGTACGGTCCAAGGTTGCCAAGCGCGATGATGCGCAATGCTCGTGTCCGTGCCCCGAGTGCCTGGACGGCGATTGTGAGAATTGCAGTCATGATCCCTGCGGCTGTGATGGCTGTGACTGCCCGCAGAATCGCACGGCAAGGCCTGCTGACGTGACTGCACCTGTCGCGGTCAGCGAGGACGAGCTGCGGCGCATGCAGATGCGGCTGCGGATGATTCAGCGGCCATAACCCTCCCCAAACTTTTGCAGTGACCGTGAGCAGCCTGTGCTGCTGCATTCGATTGCGTTCGTGGCCTGCCAACCTGCAGCACAAATTC